AAAGACAGAGGTTCGGCCCTTGGCCCATGCCACGGGACCATTGATATCCGAGAATTGTTTGCGCGCATTGACCACGCTGGACACGGTATCGCCCCAGCGCCCGGAGGCTTTGCGGTTCAGGATCGTGTCAATGATACCGCGCGCCTGATCCTCGCCCGCGCTTTTGACCCATTCCGTGGCCACTGTTTTTTTGAGGTCAATAATCTCCTTGGGATCCAGCGTCATCGCCGCGCCACTGGGCAGGCCATTGGTATTGGCCACCGCCCCCAAACCGCCAAGCGCGGACATGGTGCTGATGCTCACCCGTGCGGCTGTGACCTGCATGGTCGCCACCGATTGCGCGGCGGCTTTGGCTGCTGCGGTCGCAGGATCAATCGCGGGGGCCTTGCCGGTCAGGCGGTCCCAGATCCCCTCCAATCCCCCAACGTCACCCATCGTCTTCAGATCAGTGCCCAAAATGACATTCTTCAGGGGATTTTTGATCGCCAAATCTGTAAGCACTGACTGGATCTCGTCGGCCACGCTTTCCAACGCGCCGGGCACATCCCCCTCCATCAGGCGATCCACAATGCTGTCGATGGCCTGTTCAGCCGCGCCTTGCACCTCGCTCCAGGCATCGGCCTGACGCTGGATTTCTGCGGCCATATCGCTGCCTGCCAGGGCACCGTCCCGGATCTGTTGGGCCAGATCGCTTTCCGCATCGATACGCTTTTGCCGGATCTCCAGTTCGGCCTCATAGAGCGCCAAAGCGCGCCGCTTGGCCGTTTCGGTCTGGCCGATCAACTGCTGTTCCAGCTTCAGCTGCGCAACCGATGCGGTCTGGGCCTGCAGGATCGCCTGCGCCGAGGCCAAGGTGCCAAAGGGGTCCACGCCGCTCAAACCCTTGGCGATCTCCCACTGTGCCATGAGCAGATCGCGCGTCACCTCCGAGATTTGCATCCCAGCCAGAGACTGCGCGTATTCCTCCCGCGCCGCATCGATGCGCAGCCGCCGAACCTCCAGACTGTCCTGACCATAGCGCAGGATGGCGGCATGGATATTGGCCTGCGCGCGCAGATCGGCCAATGCCTGACTGGCCTCATCCTCGGCCTCGTCGGTCTGCGCTTGACGCTCGGCACGGCGCTGCTCTTCGGTCAGCTCCTTGGCTTTTTTGATCTGCTCTTCTGTGGCCCCCAACTCCCTGAGGCGGATTTCCAGAGCCTGCTGCGCCTGCTCTGTGCGCAGCCGCTCCACATCCAGACTGTCTTGCCCATGTGTGGTGATGGCCTGCGCCAGAGCCAGTTCACGGGACAGGCCCGTCAATGTGGCGGTGATCGATTTTTCGCGCTCCGAGGCCCGCACCTGCGCCTCGGCAGCCTGCGCGCGATCCAACGCGGCCAGCACCTGTCGTTCGCGGGTGCTGCCTTGTTCAATGCCCAACTCACGCAGGCGCAGCACCACGGCCTCTCTGGCCTGGTGGTTGCGCACCTCGGCCACAGCCGCGCTGTCCTCGCCCGCCCCGGCAATGACCTGTGCCAGCTCGGCCTGCTTCTCATACCCTGCCACCAGCGCGTCTGCCTCGACATCCAGACGGGCTGCCAACGCGGTGCCGTTGAATGCAGCCTCGACCTCGGCTGTTTTTTGCGCCACATCCCCGAGAGTGAGCAGGAATTGCACCAGCTCGTCATTCATATCGGTGATCGGCCCACCAGCCGAAAACGCCTCAATGAGCCTGCGTATCTCGGAGGTGACTTGCTCCACTTCACCCGCCTTGGCGAGATCCATGATGGATTGGCTGCGGGTTTGAAAATCATCAAATGACGGACCGCGTCCGCCGGTGAATTCGGTATAGTTTCCGCGCTCGAAGGGCTTGCCCTCCAACACCCCCTTCTGCGTGGCAAAGCTGGTTGGGGCTGTTCCCATCGCCATATATTGCGTGAACATTTGCCAGAACGATGCCTCGATGTTCTCAGACACCAGACCATCCATTGTGGTGCGCAGGGTTTTCAGCTCTGCGGCCCGATCTAATTCCAACAGTGTCGCAGTCAGAATGCGCACATCTGACGTCATAGACCCAAACGTCAGGGTCAAATCCTGATCCCGCAAAATCTTGAGGCGCTCAGAGACCGATTGCAGTGAGCTATCCAACTTGCCCATGCGCTGGTCCAGCGTACCGGCTGCATCCCCAGACGCCAACAACATGCTGGTCAATGGAGACCCCACAGCCACCACAGCCCCCATAACCGCGCCCATAAGGCCCATGCCCCCCAAAAGTTGAGGCAGCTGCTGGGCGAGCACGACAGATGCGGCTGTGCCCATCTGCAATTGGACCGCTGCATCCGCAACTTGGAAACTGGCGTTTTGAACGCCCGCCTGCATGGCCCCGCTGGATTTCGTGACCTTATCCTGTGCGCCTGACAGGGCGTGATAACCCTCTGTGGCGCGGGATCGTGCAGCAATGGCTGTGGTCGCAGAAATCGCCCCCATCTGCTCGGCCTGTGCGATGTCGCGCAATTCCTGCTCATAGCGCGTGGTGGCCACAAACAGCGGGTCAAACCGCGCGCGCAGGTCATTGAGTTGCGCGTTCCATGCGGCGGTCTCGCGCTGGGTCTGCACCAACTCAGCGCTTTGCGCCTTGAGCGTCCGGGATAGATCTACAGCACTGGCCTGCACGCGACCCAATGCTGTGTCTGATTTGGACAACGCGGCATTGGTCTTCGCAAATCCAGCCTGCGCGCCGGTGGATTGCGTGGCGAGTTGCTTAAATCCGCCTGCCGATCTGACAGCGGCGTTCATGACAGCATCCAAACTGGACACGCTTGTTTTCGCCATAGCCACGACCGATGTGCCATCAGCGTGGACGACGAGCTGTGCAGCCATGTCCGTCATGTCTAGCCTCCCAATACCTTGAGCGCCGCGCGCTCTATGATGGCGATACCTGCCTGCATCTGTGGATCCGGCGCGATGCCCAACCACCGTGCGGTCACGTCGATCTCGCCATAATCAAATCCCAGCAGCAGCGGCTTGCCGCTGAGACCCACGGCCACCCGCCACTTGCCAACGGTGGCTAGGGCCAGACGGATCAGGTCGCGCTCATGTTCCGGCAGCCGTATGTTGATTTGATCCTGGCCCATCATGGTCTCGGCCAATCTGTGCGCATCCGGGCGACTCAGATCGCCCTCCGCCATTAGATCTTCGATCAAATCCTCTGAGATGGCCGCGCCGCCATAAATGACCCGCGCGACCTCCGTCAGTTTTTTTCCCGGATCCCCAAAGTAGCTTCAGTGAATGCGAGTGCAACGGCCTTGCGGATCGGGCTTTGCTTGAGCAAACGCGCCCGCATCTCAGATGAGAACGACAGATCATCCCCATCCGACGTCTGGATGCCGGTCCAACCTACCCAATGCATCGCGAGCTTTGCACGGTCGGCCTCTATCATGGCGGCAAGGGTGACATCCTCCTCAGGCGGCTGATAGAGTTCCAGCTCATCCTCGGGCATGCGAAAGACGGCGGTGAACTCGCGGATCTCCTCGCCACCCGCTGTAGGCAGTTTGACCTTCACAGGCCATTCAAAGGTATAATTGGTTTCAAAGATAAACATGGCTATCCTCAGCTGAAGCGGATTTCGACGTCATCATCACCGGCAGCGGTCGGCAGCATGCGCAAATCCAGACTGAGGCCCAGATCGCCATTGATGTCCTGCTCGCTGGGGGATTTGATCTGCACATTGGGCGCGGTGATCGTCAGGATCCGGCCTGCGGTCTTGCCCAGAGTGAAGATCAGCGGCTCTTTGGTCATATCATGGACCATGCCCAACAAATCCTTGGTGGCCAGATCGGGATGCTTGATCGTCATGGAGCCGGTGAACATGCGCGGGCTGAGTTTGGTGCCAAACTCGTTCATGTATTCGTTCACGCGCGGCGTGCGCCCATCAGTGAAGTTGAACCGGGTGACCAGCAATTTTGTGCCACCCAGAGTGAAGGCGAACATGTTTTCCGGCGTGCATTCCAACCCACGCGGCCAGCCCGCAAAGGGGTGACTGTCGGAAACATAAGCCACAGGGGCCTGATACTGCCCCTGCCGGGTGACGCTGAAATAGGCCCGCTTATTGACTTCGGCGGTAAATCCAAACGATCCACGCACGCCGACCACCGTTTGCATCAGCGCGCCATTGCGCATCTGTTGGGTGCACGACGGAATGGGTGTGCCTTCAGGCAGCGGGGTGAAGACCGTATCACCCG